AAAGAGTTAGCTGATGAATTTGTTGCAAGAGCCGCTAATCATACCTTAGAAGAGGCTCTTAAAAAATCTGGAATAAGTAATTTCACAAATGTTAAAAACTTTAATTCTGAAAAGTTTGCACAGTCCATTAAAAATTTAGGCACGACTGCAAAAGAATTATTCGGAGCAGAGACAGATCAAATACTTAAATTAGCAGACGAGATAGGATCTGTGAAAATTACAGGACTTGAGTCTGATCAAGTGCTTCGACAATTTAGAAATATTAGAGGTGACACAAGATCTAATACTTCATTGGTAAGAAAACTTGAAGCATTAGCTGAGACACAAAAGAGATTAGCCGCTAATCAAAAAAATGTCATACTTAGGAAATTAGCCGATGATACTGGTGATTTAGATCCAGTCGAGGCAGCTCGTTTTCTTGTACAAAAAACAACAAAAAATTCACAAATAAAACCAATAATAGAATATTTTAAAAAACAAGGACAAGATGGTGAGCAAGCCTTAAATAAAATTCAAAGTTATTACATTAATAGTATCATAGATGACTTTGGAGAATCCATTATGACTGATGGTAAATCTCTAAATGCTTTTGCCGATAGACTATTAGCGGCTTCAAAAGACAACAAATTAGTTACAGTCTTTGGCAAACAAGTTGGTAATAATATGAAAAACTTTGGCAGAATACTTAAATTTAATGCCAGAACTGCTGAAGGTGGTGATCTTGTTGCCGCTAATATAGCTGCTTCACCATTCCAAAATGTAGGAAAACTTGTAAAGTTTAGTATTTTAGGTAACAGACTTTTATCAAATGGATATTATGATGATATACTCAAACAATATAATGGTGTGACCTTAAAACAATTTCAAAAACCTGCTGATAGAGCAAGAAGCTTAGGATCAATTATAGGTAAAGCTCTTAGTATCGGAACAGGACAAACAATACAAAGTGCTGTGGATGAAGCAGAAAGTCAAGCACAGTCATTTTTAGAGAGTCAAGGGTTAAATGTTAAGTTACCAGATATAAAGGCTGAAGATTTAAGAACAGGTAATCTATCTACATTTTTATCACCGACTAGACCGAATGTACCTTTAGATCAATTAAAAATACCTGAGCCAGTAACTGGAAGCACATTAGGTAATATAGATGTTACAAATCCAGCTAATGCTTTTTCATTAGGATTAAACCCTACTGACATGGCTATTGCACAGAGAAGAAGAGGCACACAATGAACATAGATGAGCTTAGACAAGAGATTCAGAATGACGAGGGACGGGTCAACTCCGTATATTTAGATCATTTAAACCTACCTACTGTAGGCATAGGGCATCTTATAAAAGAGTCAGATCCAGAATACGGATTGCCAGTAGGAACAGCAGTTGATGACGAAAGAGTTAACGAATTATTTGATCAGGACATCAAAGTTACGCTGTCTGAGTGCGAACAATTATACGGAAACTTCAACGATTTGCCTGAAGAAGTACAAAAGATTCTGGCAAATATGATGTTTAATCTAGGCAGACCAAGACTTTCCAAGTTCAGGAAGCTATGCAAAGCTGTAGCTGATAGAGACTGGCAAGAATGTGCTGTCCAGATGGAAGACAGCCGTTGGCACAAACAGGTAACTAATCGCGCTAATCGTTTAATCTCTCGTATGAAGGCTGTTGATAGCACCTAATCCTAAACTGGTAACTTTAGCTCTGTAATCGTTGTATTCTTCTTTTTTAAATTCCTGATCAATCATTAGCCCTAATTGCTGTCTAATGTTTCTTCTTTGATGTTTAATTATTTTTTGAAGTTTTTCATAACTTTCGATGTCTAAACCAACTGACTTGAATTTTGTTGTATCTGTCATTATACTACCTCCATGACCTATTCATACCCATTTATACCCAAAAAGACCAAAAGAGCCAATAAGTATTTTGCGAAAAAAACTATGGCATTTGGTTTAAAATTTGATTCAAAGTGGGAATCAGAAAGATGGGGACAGTTAAAAGCAATGGAAAAAGCAGGTGTTGTGACTGAATTAGAACGACAAGTACGTTATACTTTAGCAATAAATGATATAAAAATATGTGATTATGTTGCCGACTTTAGATATTTACAACAAGAAGAAGATGGATTTTATAAATTGATTGTAGAAGATGCAAAAGGCGTGCTTACACCTGAGTTTAAGCTTAAAAAAAAGATGATGAAAGCTATACATAATATAGATATACACCTGTCTTATAAAAAAAAATGATAGTTTAAGTATTGACATTGTTGTAATCATCGCTATATTTAACCTTGCAAGTAGAAATTTAAGAAAGTGAGGTTAGTATGGAACAGAATTTCTATGACATGAGTGATCATGAACTTTTACAGGCAAAGTTGTCTATAAAACGTGAGATTGATCGACAAAAAAAGAAGATGGAAGAGCTTAATGGCTATCTTAATGATAGATATTTTAGTGTAGCTCGTGAAGATTTGCAGAGACAAGGCAAAGATTTTGGTACGACTACAGTATTTTCTGATCAAGAAGATAAGGTTAAGGTCTCCATTGCTAAAAAAGTAACATGGGATCAACAAGCATTGCGTGATGCTTTCGATAGCATGGATGCTGAAGATGCAAGACATTATGCAAAGATCACATATTCTGTGGACGAGAGGAAGTATACCAATGCTCCTCCAGCTATTGTTGAGAAGCTTCAGCCTGCCAGAACTGTCGAGCAAGGCACGATTAATGTTGATCTTGTACAAACAGAGGAGGCTTAATTGGCTTTAGAGATAATTACTGCCGAACAACGTATGGCAGAAAAGAGAGGTCATAAGATGGTCATCTGTGGTCAAAGTGGTGTGGGCAAGACAACTCTTGCTCGTACTCTTGATGCAGATACAACTTTATTTATTGATCTTGAAGCAGGTGATACTGCTATAAAGGATTTTCCTATTGATGTAATTAGACCAAAGACATGGCAAGAGTGTCGTGACTTTGTTTGTTACATTGGTGGTGTTAATCCGTCTTTATCAAGGGAGCCTTATGATAAGTTACATCATGAGAGAGTTATGCAAGAGTTTGGAGATAAACTTGTGCAAATGAATAAATACGACACAATTTTTGTGGATAGTATTACAGTTGCAGGACGTTTATGCTTTCAATATTGTATGTCTCATCCCGATAACATTGCCGAAAGATCTGGCAAAGTTGATACTCGTGCTGCTTATGGTATGCACGGCAGAGAGATGATGTCTTGGCTTACACATCTACAACATATTAGAGATAAGAATGTTATATTTGTTGGCATACTTGACTCTAAGTTAGATGATTATGGTCGAACTAATTATGAGTTACAGATAGAAGGTTCTAAAACTGCACGAGAACTACCTGGCATTGTCGATGAAGTTATAACAATGACAGTGATGGGTGGTGGCGAGGGTGTGCAACCATACAGAGCTTTTGTATGTCAAACTCTTAATGAGTGGGGTTATCCAGCCAAAGATAGATCTGGCAAACTTAATGTTATTGAGGAGCCACATTTAGGTAAGCTTATGGCGAAGCTAAATGGAAATATTGTAACCGATTTAAATAAAGTTGAATCACAACCAATTGAGAAAGGAAAATTATCGTGATTGATTTAAATAATGTAACTGGGGGTGGTGGTTCTGATTTTGAACTCATTCCCGAAGGGACTATTGCAAGAGCAATAATAAATATACAACCTAATCCTGTGACTATACCAGAGTTAAGTAATACGCCAATGTTTAAGCAATCTCAAAGTTCATCTGCTAAATGGATGGATGTTGAGTATACTATTATTGGTGGTCCATATGACAGACGTAGGTTCTGGCATAAGCATTTTTTTGATGGTGATTCCAAAGATACAGATGGTGTCGCTAAAGTAAAAAAAATTAGCTTGGCTTGGTTAAAGGCAGTTCTAGAAAGCAATAAGAATATAGCTTCTAATGATGCTTCG